TGAGAAATAGTTAACATTTGACGATATTGTGAAAATTCAATATTTCCAACAACATCTTTTATCAAAGGTGGATAAATTAGAAACTTTTGATGAAACTCTTCAGGATAACCCAAGAAAACTCTTTCTTGATTAATCATAAGTTGTTAATCTAAACTGTTGCAAATAACAGCTCATTTCCTCTGATAAAAAGTTTAGTTCAAAATTTCCTCCAGTCATTCTTCCTAATCCATTTATAGTCTTTCCATTTAAACTCTTTTGTACCTCTCCCATAATTGCAAAAGGTCTTAAATTACTATTCTTAATAATCCATTGTGTTAGAGGAACAAAAACTTCTATTTCAATTAAAATATCTCTAAATTCAGTATTTTCTAAATTATTAGTACCTCGCGCAACTCTAATAACAACCATTGAAGTTGCAGTTTCTTTCGGACCCACGCGTGGCACTACTTTAATTAATTTTTCATAAACCTCTTGTCTTTTTTGTTCTTCTGTTAAATGAGGATGTGAAAGGGGATCTTTATCAGTATAATAAAGAAGATTTATTAAATCATTATTAGCCATTAAACGACTTACAAGTTTTTGTAAATTTTCCCCTATCTCTTGACAATTTCTAACTCCCATTAGTTACCCCCTTCAAGCCAATAAAATTCTTCATCAGAATCTTGAGCTGTTTTTTCTGGCGATGGAGTTAAATCATAAAGATAAACTGGGTCAACAGTGACAAACTCAACTCCTGGAGTTGACTGAATATCATAACCAGTAACTCTGTATCCTTCTTTTAACGCACCTTCACCTACTTCTAAATAATCATCTTTTCGAATATGTTCATTAGTAGGAATAACAAAGAAACTCAGTTTTAAATTTTCTGTATATCGTGCATCTGACCGTGAGCGGGATTGTAACTCATCTTTCAACATATTGTCTTCTTGTCCATACATATATCCCCATGTTGAATATTTATTTTTGTCACGTCCTGTCCAAGTAAGATAATGTGTCATTTTTAACATAATATATCTATTATATCCACTAGCTTTAATATGTTCTAAATAATAAACCATCCAAGGATTTAATTCGTTATCTTTATCGGGCAACATTAAAATAGTTCCATTAGGAATATTTAAAGACACTCTTGTTAAAAGATAATGAAGTGTTTTAGTTTCATCATATTTATATTTTTCAAAAGTTGCAGGATGAATATCACTATCATATTCAAACTCTATCCTATATACACTTTTAAGCATATAATCTTCAAACTCTCTTTCTCTTTTTTTCTGTGTCCGTTCTTGATAGTTAAGACCATATCTATTCAATCTCATCAAATAAATATCATAATAATTTGAAGAGTTAGCCATTAACATCACCTTTCCCTAATAAATCCATACAATCAAAAATAGTTGTCCGAAAATATTCATATCTTAAATATCGAAGAGAAGCTAATTTATGATAAAGAATATAGTAATTAATAGTTTTTTCTTCTTCAGGAAAACCACTAACCTCAATTATAATTGAATCTAAAAACTTTTCCCATTCTCTACCTTTTTCAAATTCACAAAGTAAACCAAATAATTTACTTTTTAATTTATTATAATAACCTTCTTTCACGGGATTGTCATACATTTTAATTACCTCCCGCTAAATTACTATAAGAATAACTTCTCCCCTTTATTGATCTATAATAAAATCCTTCAAGTCGCGCGGCATGGGTGAGTTCTGCTTCTAGAGTACTTTTCAATTTATCTAATAAATTAGCTTGAGAAAAATCTCTCTCTTCATATAAAGGTTTAACATTTTCCCATGTCATAATAGACCGATTTAACCATTCACATTTCATATATGTAGCTAAGATTTGAATTTCTTCACTGCCTAAATCATTAATAAACCCTTCTTCATCTCTTTCTAAAGAAACTCTAGGAAATTTAAAGTGTGCAATCGCGCCTTCTAAAAGTTGACGAAGGTCTGTTTCCACTTCTTCTTCCATCCAATCTCCCCATTCATCTTCAAGAGTTTTACTTAAAAAAGCGTCATAAACTGTCCAATAAGGAGTCATTTTATCATTCCCCCTTGTCTTCTCTATTTAATTGTACCGCTCTAATAATATCAATTTCAGTATATTGTTTTAAAATATCTGCTTTTTCCATGTTTGTTAGCTCATGTTCAATAGCATAATCTACTAAAGAAAAAATTTGTTCCTTCTTTAAATTTTTAATTTTTTCTCTAAATTCATAAACTGGCATAACCGTTAAATATCTCTCCATATCACTATCAGAAAGAACAACAATATTAACCTTACCAGTTTCTTTTGCTTCTTCAGATTCTAAACCTAAAGCAATTTTTATATCTAAATCATCAATAGTTAAAATACCTTGAGAAAGTAAATATTCCACACTTGGATCATAAATAGCTTGTTGTAATATATCAAAAGCAATAGGCTTTTTTGCACCTTTCTTTTCCCATATTCTCTTCAAATGAAGATCTGGGATATTAATTACAACATAACCTTTAGAAGTGCTTGTCAAAAAAACTTGTTTATTTTCCATTATCTTACTCCTTTTCTCTCAATTTTAATAAAAAGGGGAGTTTCCTCCCCTTATTTGGCAATTTTTTTCAATTAAATACCGTAGGGCTCTCCAACAGTTGGAGTGGTGATACCAGTATTTTGATAAATACCCCAGTTGTGATGTGTTAGAATAGCCGCACCAACTTTCTTATCGAAGTGGATTTCCATGGACCGGTCTTTATTCTGCCAATCCATTACTCTGGTTGCACCTTCAAGTACAACCTTAACAACTCTTTCTCCACCGGTAGGTAGAACGTAAGCGAGTTGAGGATCAATCCAAACCTTATCATTGTTTTCGTCAACAAAAGATTGACGGAACTGAATGATAGGAGTACCACGGAAGATATTAATATATCCCTGATAGTGAATAGCATCAATATCCTGTGGATGATAAATACCCTGATAGTTAGTACCAACTGGAACAATTGCATCAGGACCCATAGCAGCAACGAATTCTGGTGGAGCAAAAATAGTAGCACCGCCACCATAAGCTCTTACTACGTTGCATAGTCTCTGCATCTGGTCTGCATCCCAGCTACCACTAACCTTATTAGCAGCAGGACGGCCGCTTGCAGTTAAAGCACCCTTTAGAGCCTTCTGAACTTCAAGATAAATAGCATCAGTTAGACCTTCGGTCATGATGTCCATTAGTTCAGCCATATTTTCCGCACCGTCTAGCATTCTATCGAAGTCAACCATGCAGGCGCCACCGATAGCAAATGCAGGAACAGTAAAGGATTCATTGTCTAGTCTGAAAGTTTCATAAACACCAGATAGACCAACACGAGTTAAGAACTTCTTAGCCCGTTCTCTACCAATTCTTCTCTTGAATACAACTTGTTCACCATCAGCAACGGTCCGAACTTCTGCGAACATACCCAGAGAATCAACTACCTTTGCAGGAACAACTTCATCAATAGTTTCAGTCATAATCTGATATACAGAATACCGATTCTGCATGAAATCATAATAGTTACCAGCTAGTTCTTTTAATCCATCAATAAAAGCATCATTAACATTTTCAACGGAGAAGGTAGCTGGCGCAGTACCTTTAGCAGCATGAAGCGCTAGTTCTTTTAACTGTTCAATAGTCATAGCTGTTTACCTCCTCTTATTATAGTCCGATTACCTGGAACTTCATACCAAACTGTCCATCAGGCATGGTTGGAACGCCAGGGCCATTGATAGCAAGTAGGGTAACACCAGATTGTGGTTTAGTAGCAGAAATTACGATAACGCCGGATGCGTCTACAGAGCCGTAGAGAGGAGTTGTAGCGATGTCTTCGTAAGCTTCAGCGATAACTTCTTCTACAGTTTTTGCCTGTGTAGCAGCAAATTCGGAATCATCATAAGCGATTGTGTTCGTCATGAACTTGTCGCCAATAGATAAATACCCTAGTCTTGGATAGAAACCATCATTAATGGTTAGCTTGAAGTCCTTTAGAGCATTGGTTCTTTCATCATACATATGTTCGGTTGTGTACACGAGAGCTAGTGGATAGTCCTCGGTACCAGACGCAGGTAATTTAACAACTTTGTTAACATTATCCACGGCAAGAATCATGCCATTTTCGCAAGGAATGGAGGCGAAGTCAGTTTCATCTAGTTTACACTGAGCTTCGATTCTACCATCTCTACGAAAGGCAACCTGATTTAGTTCGAGCTGGCCATAACCGTCGATGACCATTCTTGTAATATTACCAGCCATTTTAGTATGCCTCCATATTTTTATTTTTTATATTTAGATAAAATACCTTCAATTCCTTTTGCAGGAACATCTTTAGGAATTAAGCCTTCATTTTGTTCAGAAAAAGCAGAAAAGTTAGTCTTTTTAAGTTCATAAGCTAATTCTTTATCTAACTCTGTAGCAGTAAACTCATCAATCTTTTCTTTATAAGAATTTAACAATTCTTCTCCTAGTAAGTTAAAATAAGAATCAATAACCTGTTCTTTTTCAGCTAACTCTACACTTTTTTTGAAAGAAATTAGATCAGCATTTTCAGTGGTAAGTGTCTTAATACTTTCCTGTGCTGCTTCTAAATCTGCAGAAAACTGTTCCTTTTCTGAAGTTAAAGTAGAAATAATTTCTGCCTGCTCTTCAATTTTATGTTCAAATTCTGAATTTTTGTTATTTAATTCATCTTTTTCAGAGAAAACATTTTCAATTTTTTCATAAGTTTCGCCATTTAAAGTGCGAATAACATCTAAAGATTGTTTCTCAGATTCAGTAACATCAATTACAAAAACTTTTACTTTTTCCCCAATGGATACGCTATCATTTTTGTCATCTTTAGAGTAATATACCCTTTCATATTCACCATTTTCATAGCTATAACAAAGTGCGTAATCATCATATACATCTAAAATGGAGTATTCACATAACCAATCTCCTTCTTTTGTATAATTAGGATTGAGTAAAGTCCATAGTAAATTATGTTTTTGAGAATCAGAAAGTTTAAAGTTCATTTCTCGCTGTCCTCCTTTTACTTCTTGTGTCTTTAAGAAATCTTGATACTTTTGATATAAAGATTGATAAAGACTAAAAAACGCAGCCCCTTCAAAGCAAGGTTCAACCTTATCCCCTAAAATTTGTAATCCTAAAAAACTTCCAGCGGTATATTTAAAGACTCTGCGCCCTTCGATAAATTCCCATTCACCCTTTATAGACGGAGGGAATAATTCCATAGATTGGCTTTTCCCAACTATTTCAGAAGCCTCTTTATACAAACTTGTATAAACTAAAACATCTACACAGGCATATACTCTAACATTACCATCTTCGTCTAGATGTTCTTCCCATGTTAAATTAGGATTCTCTGGAACTACACCGTAAATTTGTCCTTGTGAACGTTCTTGACCGTGGTCAGTAAAATCATCACCTTCATAAATACCTTTTACTGGTGCATAAGGAATAGTTTCTAATAAAGAATTAGCAAATTCTTGTGTAATAAAACTACCATTACGATTTAATCCAGTATAAAAAATCCTACAGCGCGCTTTTGAAATAGTATCAGAAAAACTTTCTAAATTTCCATAAAATGTAACTGGGAACTCCTTAATATTACTCATTATTTGGGGCCTCCCTGGTCTGGTTATCTAAAGACTGTTCATTAGCCAAAGTTTTAGGTGATTTATCCTCTTCTGCCTTCTTCGGTGCGCCTACTTCACCAGATTCAGTGTAAGAGGTTCGAGGTGGTACTAAATTGTCAACCATATTTAAGACGTCATTCTCGAGTTCCTTAATATTCATTATATCTCTTTGTGACATCCCCATTGTCAAGGCTGGTAGTAATAAACTGTAACCAGAACTTGCTAATTTAAAAGAATTATCTAAATATTCATCTTCATTATAATAACTAATAGGTAATATATTATACTTAAAATCAATATTACTATTAGAGAATAATTGATTAACAATTTTAGTAATAATAGATGCAAACTTGTTGGCTAAAACCATAACAAGTCCTAAATCATTTTTTATTGATGTGGCTAAAGTGGCGCTACCAGTTGAAGCAAAAATTTGGCTACTTGCGCCAGTCTCACTATAAACATTTTGAACCATTTTTTCTAAATTATTAGCAGAAGCCTCTGATGTAGTTTTAGAAACAATAGCATCAGCATCGGCATAAGTGGTTAAAACACTAATATTTTTATTTCCACTTAACATCTTAACTGCACCACGGTGCATTTCTTCTGCTTCTTCAGGTTCAAAAATTAAGCGTCCATCCTGCATATGAGGCATATGTTGAACCAAAATTTTTCTAATTTCCTCCGCATCGCGCTCTGCCTCTGTTTCTACGGCATCATCATAGCGCATAATCGCAGGAATGGTTGATAAAAATAAAGGTGTTCCATCAAATAAAGAGAAACAAACTGATACCTCACTTGGTATCATAAACCATTTAGATAAACCAGACTTCTGATATTTAATATAAGCATCACGAATAATTTTCGGATAAGCTCTTAAAGTTTGCTCTCTTACATTTTCATCTAAAAGAGTCGTAAAATAACTAAGATCCACCTCAATTATATCATTCCCGTCTAAATCTTTAAAACGAGAACGGCAATATTTACTAGGTAAATCTATAATAACAAGTTTATCCTTGTCCGCCGCCAGAATAATTCCGTAATAGCAACCATCAACAAAAACTTTCTGGGCTATATAGTTAAATTTATTAACAAGATCAGCATTCTCTAAAAAATTTAAGGCACTAAAATACCTTTTTCTAATATGGGATGTGGAGAGATTTTTCCCAAAACCAGAATTTGGAATTAGAATACCAGTGTATTTTAATAAAGTAGCATAATAAATAACTAATCTTTTATATAGTCCATCTTTCATGAAATAATATCTTGAAAGTTCTTGTTGTTCTTCAATAGAACCATCCGTAATAATCTTCTCAACTTGTTTTAAAGTGTAATTACGTCTAACTCTTGTTTTAGAACCATCTAAATAACCTGTATATACTTGATTATTAATTGCTATCATACCAGAATTGGCTTTTTTGAAGGAGGATAATCTATTAATATCATTGTTACCAATTTTTTCACTCATTAATTTCCTCCTGTAAAAAATATAAGTCTACGCACACCATTTCGACGACTACCTCTCGTATACTCTTCTTCTTCTAATTCATTAATTCTCCAAAGACCATACGCAAAAGCAGAATACTTATCCTTCGGATGTCTAGAATTAATTTGCTCCAAAACTATATCCAAGGACGCTCCAGTTCTTTTTAATCGTAAGTTTGACATTTCATCAAAAAGTCGACTTGTCATCTCATGTGGCATAAGGCGCTTAACCCTTTGTTCTGTAGACATCTTTTGTCCAATTTTAGTAGCTAATAATGCGCTCTTTGCTTCTTGTTCCTTAATCAAGAAGCGTACTTTTCCGCTATTTAAACGAGAATAAGCATTACCATGGATTCTTGAATTCAAAGAACCATTAGCTTTAATTCCATACAAAATACATATTGCATCTTTTGGTTGAATTCTACGATAATTATCATCATTGATGAAACCGTACGGCGGCAGAATTTCACCGTTTTCATCTACCTGACTTCTAATCATCTCATCAGCAAGGCCAACTCCTAAACCGTTAGTATCAATTACAACCTCTTTTGGTTGAAATGCTCTTATAATCTTTTTTAAATCTGTGGCTTGTATTACAAAAGGTTTAGTTTCTGCTGTGCGTCCTAGGACAAATAGATTCACCAAAGTAGCTAAATATTTACCTTGTACGACATTAACTCTAAAAACACAACAAACAGTTTGGTCGGATATACGACCTACGTCTACTGATAATATGTAAAATTGTCGGGAGTTTGGTCTATTCAAAAAGTGCGTTTCTGGATTTTTTATTTTCCGATATTTTTGTAATTTATCATAATTAAACCAAGATTCACTTGAAGAACCACTCCAAATTGAAAGATACTCCCTCGCAAAAGATTCTTCACTATAAGAAGGAGACATCTTTAATTTATTTATATAAGTCTTATCAAGTAAACCATGTAAAACTGGTATTCTATAATCACAACCAAACACAAAAGCTTCTTGTGGATTAATAATTGAGTTTTCAAAGACATCAATCAAATGATCATAAGCATACGAAGCCTTCAATCCCGCACTCGTCATCCAAATTACTTCTTGATTTGGTTCCTTGTCGTTAACAGTATTATCTGGAAGTCTTCTAGATACATTCATCAGAGGTAAAACAATTTCATTAATCTCTATTTCATCATGGTCTCTAGCTTCGTCTATTAGCCCGCCATGTCTACGACCACCACGTTGGCTATCCAGCGCGCCTACAACGTCAAATTGCGAACCATTTCTAAATTTAAGAGTTACATAATCCTTACCATAATTACCAGGCGTATCAGAAATATCTCCACCAATAACTTCTTTTCTTAACAGAGGCCATCTTTCAAAGATTTCTGTTAGTTTTTCTTTAGCAATCTGCGCACTCTGATTCTTATTCGGCGCGCAAATAAAACGTTTTGTACCTGGAATAAAGATACATTGTAAAACTAACCCTAAAATTGTAATAAAAGATTTCGAAAAAGCACGAGGAGCGCTAATATAAACTTCCTTATAGCGCATAATAGAACGTAAAACTATTCTTTGATAGAAAAACAATTTAAAATTAGAATCTTTCGGCTGAATGAGGTCTAAAAAAAGGTCAGGATAAGCAGTGAAAAAATTAGCATATTTAGTAAAAAGATCATAGTTCTTATCTAAATATGGTGGAGTTAAAATAACCCCTTTATCTAACTCTATGCCTTCGCGCTCACCACGTTGAATAACACTTGGATCTAAAGTAACATGAGTTGATAACAATTCCTTAGACATTTAAATCCTCTCCTATATCTTCCACAAACTCCTCATCAGCCTTAAAAAGTTCCTCATATCCAACATTATCATATTCATCTAAATCATATTCCTGATTAGACAAACCATAATAACCAGTTTCTTCTAACTTTTTAGCAGATTTCAAAGCCTCAATTCTCTCTGTAATCTGTTCACCAATTCCAGTTTCATTAGTATACAATCGCTGATTCCAATTCTGAATATTCATAATTGTCTCATCAACTATATCCTTAGTAACATCATCATAAAATTGATTTTTCCATCCTCTTTTTTCAAGCCATCTAAAAAGTTCACCAACACTTTCAAAATCACTTGCACTCTTAACATTCTTGGGAGTAAATTCCGCAGTCTTAACCAGCTTATCATAAGAACTCAACATCTTATCAAAATCTTGCCCAGACCTAATTCTACTATCCAGTTCATAAGAAATTTTGCAAATCTTCAATGCCTGGTCGCCCTGAAGGGCGCCCGAGACATTTTGAGTCATCAATAAGCCATTATAAAGATTTTCCAGATAATTCAACCCCTCATCGTCATAGTTGGCTCCCCATTTTTCTCTCAACTTCTTCCGATGTTCTTCAGAAATCAAAGGTAGCTGTTCCTCAATACCACCTAAATCCTTAAGTCTCCTAAACTCATCATTATAATCTGCCCAGTGTAACCCTTCGTATTCCTTTTCCAAGAAAACTTCAGCATACATTTGAAAAGCTTG